AGGATTCTTGAATGAATGGTGGTCTATTACCTACTAAACCACCTTTAGGCACAACTATTTTTGGGGGTCTTGGATTTTGTGCTCTATATTCTTCTACAGTTAAACCTAATCTATCTGCCTCTGCTTCTTCCTTATTTTTAAAAATTTTTTGACCAGTGCTAGGCGAAGATACGCCAAATCGTATAGGAGCTAGCTCTCCTAACCCTCCTGGTCTAATTGATGGAATTGGCCTTGGTCGTGGTCTTCTTGGTGGTCTTATTGGTGGGCCAGGAGGAATAACTGTTTCTGGTTTTCTAAATATGGGTCTCACACCTGTAACATTTTCAGGTCGACCTATTGGTGCCATCAGTGTTCTTAATAAACTCATTATACTTTACCTATTTCGTTGAACTGTTCAAATGTTTTCATAAGTTTATCCATATTTTTAGCGCCTTTTTGTCTATCTGGAGCACCATTTGGAATTAACTCTATACCAGTTTCAGTTTTTGTTATTTTGAAACCACCTAGTCCATTGTTTGCTGCAGATGTCATAACAAACTCACCATCACTTAACATAGCTGGTATATCATCGCTTGTGCCTGTTCCTGGACCTATGCTAGGTCCACCCATACGTAGGTCAAGCTCTTGTTCATCCATACTACCGCCATAACTCATACCAGGCCTAATACCTAAATCAAATCCTTGAAACGTTGGCTGTGGCATTAAATCTGGTCTTACAGATGTTCTAATGTCTTGAAGCCCACCTGCTGTTTTTTCTGCTGCTTCTTTAGTAGCTTTACCATAAAGTGCAGCTAAAGCCATTAAACCAGCATTGCCACCAAGAGCATCACCACCACCTATTTTTCCATCTGGACCTTTTACTATGTCTTCTATACCTTTAATAAAATCAGGAGTGTTGCCTTTTCCTAAAATTGCTCTACCTATGTTAAAACCTGTCCTAGGCACATTAACACCTGGTATGGCTATGGTATCACCAGCTACAATTGCGTCTTTATCTTTAATCGTGGGATTAGCATCCATCAATTCTTCCACCGTAACGTTGTTAGCAGCAGCTATGCTATTTAAAGTATCACCTTGTTGTATGGTTTGTTGTGTGGGTTGTTGACCACCAAATAAATTACTACCAATACCAGCTATCCCACCTCTGACAGCAGCTGCCGTGTCAAGTATACCTTTACCACCTAATAAACTTGAGCCTATGCCACTTGGTATTCCTAGAGCACTCCCTACACTTCCTAGAGCTCCACTTAATGCACCTCCAACTCCAGGTATTAATAAAGCTCCTGCCAAAGGTGCTACCTTTTTAACTACTTTCTTTAAACTTTTACCTAGCTTCTTAAGAAAGCCAAACTCTGCCATACCTGTAATAGGGTTGATAGACATACCTTCGCCCACCATATAATCATTTGGGTCTAGGCCTACAGCCATCATTTCTTGTTCAATTATTTTTTGTGTTTCAGGAGTTATAACTGGTGGGACTACCATTTCGCCTGGTGCTACGTGGGCAAGCATGGTATCTTCTCCTCTACCTAAACCTGCTATGCCACCTGGATTGTTCATAGTTTTCATGCTCAAATCATTCCTCATTACATTTTAACCAAAATACTAATAAGTATCTATTTCCTGATTCTACTGCAAGTCCCCTGTGCATATGAGTAAAACTCGGAAATATTAGAGCGTGGCCAGTTGGTAATGGCTCGACTGTACCACGTTTTAAAAACTCAGTTCCGCCACCTTGGTAGTCACCTGTGTTAAGAGGCACTACCATACTTATATCAGCGCTAGCGTCATGGTGCCAAGCGCCTTGTTTTTTATCCCTTAAATTATAGTTTGCTATTTGTATTCCGCCACTATCTACGTGCCTGTTCCAAATATTCAAAAATATAGGATTACCTATAGTATATATCGTTTGCATCAAAGATTGAAAGATTTGTGGACAATTATCTTGAAAAGTTATTTCTGGTATTTGCCGTAAATCATCTTCCTCTGGATTAGGTTTAAAACCAAAATGCTCTTCAAGGTTGTGCATTTCGTCCAATAAAACCTTACAAAACTTGTCTGAAAAGAAAGGAACTGTATAAACATCTTTTAATGGTTCTTTTATTATTTTGTCTAAAGGTGTGTTTTTTCTTTTTTTTGTGCCACTATCTTCATAAAAATCCACTATGGGTTGTATAGAACCTTTAACAGCTTTTAAAGTTTTTTCTTGTATGTACCAATCATTTGGATACATAAGTAATAAATTTTTTGGTTGATATATTAAAGTTTCAGCAGTATTTGTCATACTTCTATGGTTATATCACCGTTTGTTTTTATAGATACTTTCCCCACATCTGAAGTCATTTCAAATCCCTTTGGCAAAGTTCTATCACCTATATCAACCCATTTATTGCCTGTATATACTTGTAATACACCAACAGTGGTATTCCAAATAATACTGCCATCATTAAATAGTAAAGTATTTTTTTCAGCATCAGTAATCTGTCTTACATTATCTAGGTCAACAGCGCCTAAGTTTAATTCTAATATTCTAACTAATCTGTTAAAAATATCAGATGTAACCGTCTCAGATGCCAATGGCAGTTGGGTTTGTAATATTTTACTCATCGTTTGCCATCAGGCTTTATATCAACTCTAGTAGCTCCTAAACGCCATCCTATAGACAAATTACCATTGTTAGTTGCGTCATCATCTGACTCAAAACGTAAGGCCATCTGTCTTGACCTGCTACGAACAAAAACCTGTTTTGTTGAAGCTGTTACTGCGTTGGTAGAATTTGTAGTTAGACTGTCCCCAGGAAAGTCTCTAGTTTTAAGAACTATATTTACATTACCATTGTTATCATCTTGTATAAATTTGTAATCAGGAATAATTCTTTTTATAAAACTGAACTGGTTGCCATCACCAATATCCATATCAGAACTTTCAATAAACACATTAGTCATTGGTGAACCATCGTCATTAAAACCTGTTTCATGTTTAAATAATAAATTGTTGCCAGTTGCACGTGGATAGTTTTCTGTTCCTGAATCAAGCCATGCTGTTCTTACTAACTGTCCATAAAACCACAAATCTTCAGCATAGTTATAAATAACATATCTATCTATTTCTGATGAACTGCTTGAACAATAAAACCAACCTACTTCATTTTTATCAGCTATGGTAAAAGCGTTTATTTTAAAAGATTGTCCTAAATTTATATCGTTAAATACATAATTATGTACCGAACATGGCAGGTGTCTAACAGAACCATTGTAAATATAGAAGTTGTTATAGCTCATCCAATAAACGCCTTGTGGTGCCGTTACAGCAGCTTTGGGACCAACCAACCCAACGCCCTCATTAATTAAATTAATGCCAAAAGTAAAAGGTGGTCCTATAAACTGCATACTGTATAAAGCTGTGTCAGTCCAAATTAATATTTCTTGTCTCGATTTAACTGCGCCAATAATTGATGAACCACTAGATAATCTCAAAGAACCTGCAGTATTAGTTGTAAGTGGCTCAAACTCTAATTCATTTTCTTGGTCACTAAATGCTACTAACATCGGGTCTATAGTTCCTGTTCTAGATGAACCAGATATAGGGTCTGCTCCTAAAACAATTAAATGTCTATCAGTTTCTGATGTAATTACTTGCAGTCCTACAGTAGGCACTAAATTTGCACCAGTTATACCTGACAGTTCAACTGCTCTTGTGCTGACACCATTATTTTCAGTCCATTTAAATATACCACTTGCTCTAGCATTTATAATTAAATCTTCTCCATAATTATCATGTGTCCAAAGACGTAACTGATTTTTTGAATCTAAAGCAGTTGTGCTTCCAAATGTGCCTTCACCCCAACCATTGATGCCCCAGCCTGTGCCAGGAACATATACATCTAATCCTACGTTAACTTGATAAACACCAACTACTGAAGAACCACCATTACCACTATCAGAAGAGTTTGCTGTTACAGTTGAACCTGAAGTATCTTTTGCTTCTATTGTATAACTATTAGCGTTTATTATAGTGGCTATTTGATACTCTTGATTTAAAACTGCAGCTGTAATATTGCCACCTAAACTAGATGCACCACTAAATGTAACAAAATCATTTTGTACTGCTCCATGTGAAGTGTCTGAAACGGTTATAGTTGCATCACCATTACTAGCTGAAAAAGTAACATCACCTGCAGATGTTGTTAATCTTATGGGAGTAATATCATTAAAATTACCACCACTCTCAATATAATATTTTAAATGTGTGCCTATGCCTAAATACTTTGTACCACCTAAAGATATAAAGCTATGTAATGCTCTTGCTGTGCCTTCATAAGTGCTAGAAGTTAATTTTTCCCAACCACCAAACTTTTCTGGTCTGCCTTTTCTAAAACGCACTAAATTACAATCAAACCAACCACCTTCATTATCGTAGGCTGTACCCTCTCTATTTATGCCTGGTTTAAATATTATTTTTTGTAAAGGCATGGTTAAACCTCATGCCATTCTTTGCCTTCAAATAGCAAAGCTTCTGCTTCTCTTCTTCTTACTAAACCTTGTTTTACTTCACCGCCAGCTTTGTTCCATCTTTTTATTTGGTTTGGCACATCATCCCACATTTTGTTGTTAAGCCTATTTAATAATGTGCTACTAGAAAGATTTGATGGACCTAAATTAAATACCCATGATACTAAAGCATCAAATTCATTTTGTTTTAAATCAGATTTAACCATGTCATTTATATAACCTTCATATTCTTTCATTTCATGCAAAAGTAATTTATCAGCTTCTTCTTGTGTAATAGTATCTCCTTCTTTAACATTTTTAGTTGAGCCATACCCTATTGTTAAAACATTAGCTGCACAACGATAAGCTTTAAGTTCACAACCTTCAAACTTTTTTATTAAGGATAATCCTTCTTGTGATATTTGCATTTTACTCTCCTTTTTCTGGGGAATGAGATGCTCCGAAATAAAACGAAATAATTGCACTCGCTAATCCTCCAAGATAACCAAGCACTAAGTTTATTAATGCTTCGCTGTTTTGTTCTGGTGGTTGAAGGGTTACTAAAAATATGTAGCCTAAGAAACCACCTATAGTAAATAAACCTATTATTCTAGCAGTCCAATCTTTACTAAACATACCTCTAGCATTTTGTTTATCTGCTACTTCTAACTTAAATACATCTACATCAAGTTCTTTCATTTGCACTTCGAACTCTTGCTCTGCTTTTTTTAATTCAAGCATTTGTTCTGGTGTAGCATTTTGCATAGCTTGTTGTATAGATTTTTGGTCATTAGATACGCCTAAAACTTCAGCTATTTTACCCATAGCCATTCCGCCTAACGGACCACCCATGGCTGACCCTAGTGTAGGAGCGACTGCACCTACTATGTTTTTAAGCATAGCTTTCATATTAAAAACCTCGTTAATACTGCAATACCTATTGCACCTATAAAACCAAATACGCCAAAAGTTGCTGCTTTTATAGTTGAATTTATATATGTTATTTCTTGTTTTATATCAGAAAATTCATTAAATGCAGTTTTCCAACGTTCATGTGATATGGTTTCAAGTTTTGTAAGTCTTTCTGCTACATCATCTACTGTCATTTTTTTGTTAACCATTTTGTAATGTATATATTTTAATAGGTTTTTTCTTACCTTTTACAAAAATATTATCAAGTTTCTTTAACATAATTTCATTGCTAAAGTCACTTGCACTGATAGTATCATAACCTATAACAATATCTTCTCCAACTTCCTTTGTAGAGCTTTCTAGTCTGGCAGCTAGATTTACCGCATCACCTATAGCAGTATAATCAAACCTATCTTCAGACCCGCAGTTACCCAACAATGCAAAACCTGTATTAATTCCAACGCCTATTTCAACATTTAAGTTAGCATCTTTAATATTTTGTTGTATTTCCTCTGCACATAAAACAGCTAAAGTTTCATGGTTTGGTAAGTCAATAGGTGCATTAAATATAGCCATCATTGCATCACCAATATATTTATCTACCATACCCCCATATTTTTTTACAGCATCAGCTTGTATTGTTAGAGCTTTATTCATTATTTTGGTTACTTCTTCTGGTTGTAATTGTTCAGACATAGCGGTGAATCCTCTAACATCAGTAAAAAGAAAGGTGCAGTATCTTCGCTCACCACCTAAAACTAAAGAATCTGGATTATCTTGCAACTTTTTAATTTGCCTCGGGTCAAGGTAATGTTCAAATTGTTTTTTTATTTGCTGTCGTAGTTTATATTGTTCTCTAAATCTTAAATAAAAAGCCATACTACCTGTAACAAATTCAGATATTAGTGTCCATGTAACATCTATTAAAAGTCCTTTTTGTATTAAATAATACCCTAAAGCACCAGTAACAAACATAGTAATTAGACCTAGTAATACACCTAAAGTAATACCAAAACTAAATAAAAAATACCAAACCAAGCAAACCCCCAAAAGAAATATTAGTAAACTAAGACTTGTTGCCCAATCAGGAATATACGGGCTATTTTGTATAAGTATAGACTCAGCTAAAGCAGCTTGAATTTTGTGTGGCTCTAACAAACCTACTGGTGTCGCAATTTGTGGCATAACTCCGTTTGCAGTAACACCAACAAATACAAATTTACCTGCCACGTACATTTGCTTTAAAGTTGTTTGTTCTGTGTCTACCCAACTTATCCACTTACGGCCTAAACTATCTGTTTTAACAGGTGGAATTCCTTGTAT